TTATATGCTGCGATGATTTCGTCGGACCAAATCTCTGGGATAAATTTATCCGCAGTAGTCTTGGTCACATGGTTAGTACCTAGTGCCATTTTTTATTTCCTTTCTATTATTTGACACGTCCCTCCGCGTAAGCAGACATAATTTCATCCTGCATAGCTTCGTAACGTGCGGGATCACGCAAACGTAAATTGATTAGATCAGCCCTTCGGTACGTTTTTCTTGATGTAGGCGCAGGAGACCCAGTATCTACTGCAACAGACTTTAAGTTCTTAGCAGTTTCCTTTTTAGACTCTGCTACTACCAGATCTTCTGTTTTTTGTACTTGTCTAGTAGCATTTAAACTATTCCAAGTAGATAAAAGCTCTGCTGCTGAATCATAATCATAATTAGCGTCAGCTTCGGCGTAGAGTTTAGTTCTAACCGGAGATGCTTTAATCCATTCAAAAAACTTTGTATCTTGAGTTACTTCGTCAAAATTAGAAAACTCAGTTCTTAACTTCTGTGCAACTTGCTGTTGCTTTAGCGTCAACGCTTGCTGTTGAGCTTGAGTTACAGCAGGATGTTTAGATACTGCATCATTGATTGCCCGTTCAGGATCTTCGTACAATCGTTGAGCAAAATCTGGTTCATCTTCTTTTGGGGTTTGTACAGCTTGTTTTTGAGAGAGTTCCCGTTTCAACAATTCATCAGCTAGTTTTCTAACTTCGCCAACTTCTTGAGCTTGTTTACCAATCATCTTTTCAGCTTCTTGGTGCATCTTAACAATGTCTGCAACAGACTTGCCTCGATACTTATCAGGTAATTCTTCTTCAGGGTTGGCTTCTTGAACAACTTCTTGTTCTTCAGTTTCCTGTTCTACCTCTTCTTGCTCAATTTCTTCTTCTTGAATCGGATCTTCAAATGTAGCCATATAATCTCCTGTCACGTTTGTGATTTTAGGAATTAAAAAATATCACCAGACGCTAACCCTCTCTGCGCTTGTTGGCGATTCTTGTTGCCTCCTCGTGCTTTCTAGCCCATGCATCAGCAGCAGTAGGAAAATCTCCCGATACTCCTTCTAACGCAATGCGTGGCATAGAAATAATACGAGTTGCCATACCTTGACAAGCAGGACACTCAATAGCGTTTCTTTGCTCATCAATGTATTTCTCTGAGATGTGACCTTCCTCACACCTAAATTCAAATATCCTTCTACTCATTTTCTAATTGCTCCCAGGCTTCTTCCGAAATCTGTTTTAGAGTTCTTATCCAATGAAGGACATCTAACTGACCTTTACGAAAATTTAGTTCTTCTAAACTCTGTGTTGCCAGTAAATTGTTTCTTTCTTCTATTACTTTTTCGATGTCAACCTGTAAATCTTTCCATCCTTTACTTGACATCATGTCAAATCTTGCTTCATAATACTCTTGAAGGTCTTTATCCAATATGGAGTCCTCTATTAAGTTACTATAATGTATCCCCATTATAACACACTTTTTATATTTTGTCAAGCATTATTTTGTTGTTTCATACGCATTTGTTCAATAACAATCTTTTCATTAGAGTCAATGTCTTTTTCTTTTAGCAACAACTCTGCTACCTTTGCTCTCTTTTGAAACTCATTATCGTCTTTAGCGTTGATGTTAGCTGATAGGTTTCTAATAATGTCTGACTTAACTTTGTCATCCATCAATGATGCTTCTACCAGTAACTTCTGCGCTCTAGCTTGAGCTTCTTCAGCGTCAGCAGCAGACTCAGCAGCCCTAGCGTTAAGCTCGTTAGCCTGAGCCTGAACAAGAGCCATTTGCAACTGCTGTGCTTGTTGTTGCATTTCTTGCGCTGCTGGATCAGGTTGTGACATCTGATCTAACTGCATCATTAACTGCTCTTTGTTAAGTAGTCCTGATGTACTAATAATGCTTCTCAACAATATAGGTACGATAGGAGATTGTGGTCCAAGGGTCTGCATAAGACCAATTAGCTGCTGTTGCTCGTATTCCCTTGCAATAGCACCAATAGAAGACATCGTAGTAAACTTAAAGTCTTTCATTGGATAACGATCAGGATCAAACTGCATATATCGATACGCAACCTTCTTCACCATAGGAATGATGAAGTCATCCTGAAACGATGCCATTGCCACCTTGTTCTTCTTGACAATAGCTGACATAGCCAATGACATACCCATACCATTGTTTTGTCCTGCTGTAGATGCTGCACTCTTGACCAACTCTGACGAGTCTAGTGTGCCTGTAGCCTGCAACAACATTGCTTCAAACCCTTTGGCTGTCTCATAGTTTGAAACGTCAGTAGAACCAAATTTAAACGGTTGGAGGATTTCGGCAGGGTTGCCATTAGTTAGAACGTTTTTACCAGGTCTAACTTCGAACTTCATGCCTCTCGGCAATCTTGTAGCATCAATGCCCATCATAGGCGCAGTAGTTAACGCCAGAGAGTCCATGTGAGACCGTAGCTGGGCATCAATAGCTTTTTGCATATTGTACCCCTTCTCAACCGTTCCAACGCCGTAGAAGCGTCCAGGACGGACTTCAGGTCTATATGCAATGATCGGTCTATCTTCCATCATGTATGGGGATGCTTCTGCTTTTAGTAGATGCTGATCGTTAGCAATAACAATAATAGCCTCTACCAAATCAGTTACTCTATCAGCAGCAGAATCTTCTGGGAATAGGTCAACTACTTCATCCCCTTCGTTTTCTAGTTGCTCTAGGTATTCTCTAGGTACAAGACCATAGTAACGCATGACCTTGACTTTATCGTCTTGATACGATGTAGATTCAACTTTACTTGCTTCTAAATCGTCTGACTCGTAATGAGGCTCAATGTCACACTTACGATAAATACCAGACTCAATACCTTTAACAACTTGATACAAGCTAACGTACTCTTCTACTGCTACACCTAGTGACTCATCAATAGAATCAGCGTTAGGATCAATCAGTAAATTTCTTGGGTGTACCGGCTTGACTTTTACAGTTACTTTTTCTTGTTCTGTTACTCCAACAGCAGCCATTTGTTCTCCTGGCATTTGCTGTGTTGTTGGAATACGCTCCATTTCTGTTTTAACAAGAACTTCGCCTACACCAGTACCATAGATTTCAGCTAACTTAACAATAGTAGTGACGTTGTTAATGTATGCATTGTTATGCGTGTCTTCCATAAGAAGAGCTTGCATAATTTCAACGTCAGTTCTATCTTGGTCAGCTAAATCATCGATTACTTCAAAGAGTTTACCAGATCCTGCAAAGCCTTCCATAGTTTCTGCAACCCTGTTATCAACAGCTTGACGAGTTGCAGGACTAATGATTTTGCTACGTTCACTGTCCCTAGTACGATCTTCAGAAGCCCAGATACCATAATAAATCCTTTCATATTCATCCCATTTCTGTTCGTAATTAGTATCACGCCAGTCTCTCCACTTGTCACAGTGTTCAACTACAAATGATACTAGCTCTTTATCACTCTCAGTAACTTCGTACTCTTCTACTGATTGTAATTCTTCATTGTATTGTTCAGCCATATTATTTCCTATTAAGGTGTAGCGTAATCAAATGGATCTTTTAGTAAAGGGTTAGTATAAATGTCATCATCTTGTTCTTCTTGTGATGCTAAAGGTAAAGCAGGCGTTGCACTAAACAAAGGCTGTCCTTTTTCTTTTATATCTTCAGCCATTTTTTTAGGGATCTTAAATTGAAAATACTCAATTTTCTTTCCATCAATATCTAACTCTTTTGTAGTAACTTTTGCGCCATACTCTTTACCTAATTTGTTTAAAATAGCAGGATTAACTTCATCGTATTCAAAATCAAAACCTTTACCACCTAATTTAAAGTCAGTTGTAAACTCAGTCTCAATAGGAGAGTCTAAAATCTCATTCGCTATTTCTTCAGGTATAACATTTTTTAATTTTTTGTTTACAAACTCAGCATCGTAATCTTCTCTTGAAGTTTTTACAATTTTTCCGTCTTTTCCTACATAAAGAAGAATATTACCTTCATTTGCTTTTACAGGCGTTAAATCAACAGAATAAGCTAATTCTTTATCTTTTCTCCAAGAATCTTTAACGTCTAAAGAATATCTTAATTTAGGATCAACTACAGAAATTTTCATATTAGATAAAGGTTCGGCTGTTATGGACTCTACTTTAAGACCTTTATTCCATCTTTCTTTTTGAAGACTTGCTTTAGAAAACCCTAGTGTATCTATTCCATCGTCAACTGCTTGTTGAAGTATTCTTTTTAGTGTTGTTTTTTGCTGTACTCTAAAGAAAGGATTATTACCAACAGTATTTTTGTTTAAAGCATCAACTTTATTCCAAGCGTCTTGATACGAGCCTTCAAAAGTATCTACTACTTCATTAGTTTTAATGTCAACAAATTCAAAATTATTATTGTCAACTTTATTTAAAGTTACTAAGTTTCCAAAACCTGTTCTTTTTCCTTCTTGACCCCAATCATATTGCACTTCTTCAACAAACCTAATAGGAGTTCCTTCTGCGTCTACTCTTTCATTAGTACGCCAATGAGCAAAATAATCTTTTTCAGGATAATGCGATTCAAATTTAAAACCACTACTTTTTTCAACAGCTTGTTTTTTTATCCACAAAGAATTAAATTCATTTATTTCTTCTGGAGACCTATCAATATCTTTACCGTGTAGTTCATCTAAATAATTGTCATAAAGTTCTTTATATCTTTTTTCATTTTCAGGTGTCCAAGACTTAGCCACTTCTTTATCTTTATAGTTTTTAATACCTAATGTTGTTTCTTGTAAGTTTTCTCCATTAGGCAAATTATAACTAGCGTGTTCAATGTTTGAAGGAGGACTGTCTGTTCTTAAACGTTCAATAATATCTACTTTGTTTTTAGAAATAAAATCCTGTACTTCTTCTTTAGTAACATTTTTCTTACTTTTTAACCAGTCAGTTAAACCAGTCCAATTCATTTCATCTGCTGTAACGTTTGGATTCTTTGAAAACTCATTTATAAACGCTTGACCAGGACCGGCTTTGCGTTTTAAATTTAAACCTTGTTCTTCAACAGCAGAATAAAAACCATATCTATTTTTTGGAGCAGAAACCCTAGTTGGTTTATTAACAGATTGCAAAGAAGGTGCATTTTCTACTACTTCAGGAATAATATTTTTACTTGCAACTTTAGCAGGAGTTCTAAACAAAGAAGAAACTCCTAAAACATCAAAAGGAAGTGTTAATGCATCAAACGTATCAGACAATCTTCCTTGTTTTATTGCTATTGCAACAGAAGGATCTACCTCAACCATAGGATTATCGTAATACGTTATTGGATAATTGCCTTCTCCCCATTTTTGATATTCTCTAGCTGCTCCAGGAATTGGAGTAAAATTACTTATTTCTATATCAGTTCTTTCAATAGGAGTTATTGCTCCTACAGAAGCTGCTCCTGGGTCTTGAAACAAAACAGGAACATCTTTTATATCTAAACCACCTGAAATTTTATTCAGAAGGTCAACTAAAGTTGTATTAAATAAACCTGCCATATTACTTCCTAGGATTAAAGTCTGCTAAAGGAGTACCAGTTTTATAATTTCTAGCATAAGCTAATGCTTCATCTTCAGAACTAAATTCTTTAAAATTTCCTGTTCTTAGTGCATAATCTCTAGCAGTTTTAAAATCTTTAAACTCATATAGTTCATTACTAAAAGGTATAAACTGAATCATAGGAAAAGCAATAAATCTACCGTCTACTTCAGTATTTGCCATTCTGTGAGTAGAAAAAGTACCGTCTTCATTTTCAATAAAAGGATACTTTTCAGGATTCATAACACGATCTATAAATTCTGGTTCTTGTTTTTTAGCCATATTAATATCCTGATATAATGTCTAAAGGTTCGTAATCGTCTTCGTAGTCTTCAAAATATACTGCTGCATTAGCTATGTGTGCTATCAAACTTAATGAATCTACCATGTCATCGTGAACTCCAGTAGTGGGGAAGTTCAATAGTTCATCCTTAAAACCTGGTATCCAATCGCCATCACAAAGTTCTATCTGCTTGTGTTCAAATCGTCCTTGTAACGCACCAATAATCTTATCAACCTTACTTTTATTTCCTAACGCTACTTCGTCTATCCTTGGGTAGATCGCCTGTTTTAGCATCATCTCTGTGAGATACGGCATCAACGCTCTTTTTAATGCACCTTTTTCGATTCCAATTACTTGTATGTCGTATAAGCGGACATGGTTTAGAATCCTCTCGCATATCTCCTTGATATCCCACCTTCCTGCGTCAACCTTATCAACCCACCATTTATTGTCATCTCCTACCTTGACAATGGCTATAGCTGTCTGGTCTAGATACTTCTTTTTATTACTTGCCTGAGCAGATACGTTTTCAAAACCTGCAAGGTCAACCCCCATATAGTAAGTTCCATGCTCAGGTTCTTCTTCCCTATCCTTTATGACAACCCAATCTTCCTTAAACAAGTCTGACTGAGGTGCTTCAAAACTAGCCATGAACTCCTGTCTAAACGCAAACGTAGACATTGTGTTCTTAGCTATCTCAATCTCTTCTTTATCTAGTAATGGATTATCAAAACTAGTAAAGTGCCAACTCTTCCAATCTTTAGCTTCCGGTCGTTTACTCTGACCTAGCTTATAGATATCATAGAAGTGATTACGCCCCTTCGGTGTTCCTATAAAAACTGCATGACCCTTTAAGTCAGCCAACGCAGGTCTTAAAATTTGTTCAAACACTGTAGGTTTAATATCTGCATACTCATCAAGTACGACAAACTTTAAAGCTACACCTCGCATCGTCTCAGGTCTGTCAGCACCTTTTAACGATATGACAGATCCATTAACCAGTGTGATCTGCATATTATTTACATGGCTACCAGTTATGACTGGATGTGCTAATTCCAGTAGCTGTTGCCACATAATGTCTCTTGCCTGTTGCTGGGTTGGTGCGATGTACCACACATGACCCTTTTTAGCTTCAAGAGCAGAGACAATCAATCTCCATGCTGCTAAACGACTCTTACCTGTACGTCTTCCTGCTGCAATAACCTTGAATCGAGCTTCGTCAGTCCAAACCTCTTGTTGCCAAGGAAGTAGTTTAATCTTCAGGTCGGACATCTATCGTCTCAAATTCAACATCTTGATAATCTTGTTCTTCCTCTTCTGTCTGATCCACGATTGCTTTGGCATCCCCAACCATTGAAATCTGAATAGATACATTACCTTTTCTAGCATCCTTGTCCTTTTCAAAATAAGACATCGGAAGCACCCTGTCAATACACATCTTTAGACAAGCCACCTGATCTTTATCATCGTCATCAAGTGCTTTCTTAATAATTGTGTTAATAACAGTCTCACCACTCGTTGCTAACAACCTAGCATGAAACTCTTTGATTCTTGCAGCCTCACCTGGAGGACGTCCAACCTTATTGCGTTTCTTTTTTTCTTCTACTGCTGTTTTTCTTGGTCTACCACGACCTCGTTTTTTAACTGGAGGGTCTTCAAGGGACAAAATGTTTATCCTTTCAACACTAATTAGTTACTAATTGTAACTATACAGTGATAAAGACGGAAAGTAGTTGTGGCTATCGCCTATTAAATAGGGAAAACATCTTAGTCCTCTGTATAGTGGGTTGACTATAGCATATTTTTAACAAAAAGTCAAGTGTTTTAGTAACTTTTTTTAGTTCTAAATGAACATTATTTAGCTTTATTTAATTTTTTCTACAACCACCTGATTTTAAATGAATATTGACTGCTTAATTTTTATGCAATTTATGCAGTTTTTTCTATTTTTACTCTTTTTTGTGTCTGTTAAGGTAATTAAATTAAATTAGTTAACCGAATACCTATCCCCCCATATTAGATTATGTCTAATAATTGACTTAGCAGTCCAGGTTTCCGAGTGCTAGGTCTTATATAAGATACAAGAGTTACAAGACATAATGATAACTCAGTTATAAGAGTTAAATAATAAAAGACTGGGGAGACTAAAAAAGATGTGTGGGTTATGTACCCATTCAGCACTAGATAGAACTAGATAGAACTAGACAGCACTAGACAGCACTAGGGACAGAATTAAGAACTAATTAAAAATAATTGTTGACACGCCAGACGAGTTCGACTACCTTTGACCTTGTCGGAAGACAAAACAACTAACAAGGAGAGTTAAATGCACTTACACAAATTAAACGAAAACGCCCACGTTATAGAGTCTCGCAGTTCTGAATATGCTCTGTATGTCTATGGTGACCTAATGGCGGTTTCTAACGTAGCCGGTGATATCTTGATGGATGAGTTACACCAATATGAGACAAGCGATGAGGTGATCGACACAGTAGACCAGTTCGTCGAGCTAATGAAGGACAGCACAGGAGCCGACAATCCAAATATGTTCTTTGTGTCTAAAAAACTTTTAAACAATTCTGTTTCAATTAATAACTTCTAAGGAGAGTTAAACCATGAAACTACATCACACACAATACAAGCAGAATATTATTG